GAGACCAAAAACTAAACTTTTTTATATTCCTGTTGCAAATTACTATATGCCGTGGTAGAATGAAGGTCCGCAGTAACCCGATACCGTGGTAACACCCCCGATGTGTTTGGATTGAAACGATTAAACCCGGTCTGATCGAAATTCTGTTCATGTGGAAACTGAAACGCCTTTGAATTTACCCTGAAACTGAACCATTCGCATGCATACAGGTTCCGCAACAATAACAGGATGGGGTTGCGGAACCACCCCACCAATTCTTCAATCATCAGAATTTTTAGTCATGGTATCAACCTGCAGATCCCACCTTCAAATGTATCATATTCATCCACCGGATGATGCGATTCCCATGCCATGCATCGCTCTTTCTGGCAGATCACAGGAGCAAACTCAACTTCCTCCCCGCCATCCTCATTGATGTATGAGATTTTATTTTTGCTCATAAACGGGCATATCTTCTCATCAATCATTTCCGCACCCATCCATGTATCACAATTGTTTTTGCAACCCCATCGTCGCACTCAATATCCGCATATTCAACACCATCCCTCTTGCTCAATTCCGCCACTAATTCAGCAGTTGAGTATTCTTTCAGCGAACATCTTACGGGCTTTGGTATCCATGAAACATCCTCGTTTTTAGTCATTCCCCACTCCCATACTGCATTGAACTCACACGTTCTTGCAGACGCCCATAGAGGCACCTAAAATCACAGTACCCACCTTTGCCTATACTCATACCCACTAAAGAGAGATCCAGGAATATAGACCCCTCTATGACAACGTCGTGCAACTCCCCCGGGTGTCCATCCAAAACACTCCCACAAAATGCACAGAGTTCAGTCATTTCGGAACTCCTTGAACATGGCATCAAACGCTGCCACCTGGGCATGCGTCGAATAGTTATCAATATACCAGACACGGCAGAGATCCTGCATCTCCGCAAGGCTGTCGATTGAATTGTGGTATTTCAGTATCTCCCACTCGATGTCATTGACATCTTTCACATACACCCCTGGAAAATCATCAAGCCGGTCCTGGAGTTTGCCATACCACCAGTCTGCCGGTGTCATCCCGCCAGACTCAACATATACTGGGATCCTGCCATATGCCAGGGTCTCGAAGAACCGGAGGGACCAGTTGGCGTTCCCCCTGGCACACACCTGGTACTGGTTTGCCAACATGTTTGTCTTGAACAGAGGTCCGTTCTTCTTAAAATCTGGGAGCGTGTCGTTCCAGAATCCACACGAATCTCCCGATGGTGCAAACCTAATATGAAAATCCGAACACACTTCACGGGATTTTTCAAGTTCCTGTAAAGCGGCAAGTCTATGTTCAAACCCACTGTGAAGCACGGGCTCGTCGTTTTTTATATTAAACACCGGAACACGACCAACAAACCCTACAGTAGGAACGTCTGTCCATTCAGAATGAGGCAACTGTGGATACGACGAATAATCCTGACTGAGCCACATCCGCGTGTCTGGATACTCTGCAGATGTCATAAATTGGGTGGCGAGACACCCCTCTATTGGTTCTGCGTAGTCAGACTCCACAAACACAAAATCGCACCTATTTATTTCATCTAATTTTTCAGGGTGGAACTCCAAGTCTACTTGATAATAGTAACCAAGACACTCCTTATAACACGAATAATTTTCTTTGACGTAATCAAAAAGAGACATTTTATTCCTCAACTCTTGTATAAGCGTTCACCCGGTCGCACCCACTGTGCCACTCACGAATTTTTACATACGCTTCCCGCGTTTTTGGATGCTTCACACAAAAACTTGGATTGTTTTCTGGGTTTGCAGTCACAACACGATACCACTCGTCATCAACGATCTCTGCAATTTTCATATACCGTAAAAGAATCCGCCGCACTCTACCCTTCGCGGTTCGTTGTGCCACATACTTCGCCATCTTCAACCCGCCTATAGAGGTTTATTGCTTCTAGCCGCCGAATCCAGTCACCTGACCGCACATACCCTTCAGTCACCCGCTCACACGATGCTTTCACACCCCGGCTTCCAGCAAGCTTGATATTTTCAATTTTATACCATCCAGGCTCCACAATCTCTACAACTTTCCACGAACCAGGTCGAATCTTATGCAACCTGCCATTTTTCATTCGAATTTCTGTGTATTCAGCCATTTTTCACACCTCTCCCAATCTACCTTATAAACAGGAACCGCTTTGCGTTTTTTTGACATGTGAGACACTTTACACATCACAAAATCATATTTGTCTACGTTCTTAACTTTGCAATAATACCAACGCCCGTCAAGAGTGGTTCCCAACTTCACCAGGTTCCATTTATGCACTTTATACCGAACACAGGGAGGAGCAACCATCTTATATGGTTCGAAGTGTATTGATGAATCTTCTTCAAATCTATGTAGTATTTCAGGGCAGATCTCCCACCTCTTTGCCTGTTTTGGCACGTCTTTACCAACACGACGAATATACTTGATATAATCAAGTCTTCTGACGGACAACCCCCGGTCATAGCAAATCTCATTAAACTCGTTTGTATCAAACGTGCCACTGCCAAACTTTGCATACACCTCTTTCAACAGTTCAGTCTCCTCTATACTCAACTCAAAAAGCCGCTCCCTGATTGGAAGCGGGTCTGCAAACGCGTTATACCCACTCATTCTTCTTTTGCACGTGTCGGGCACAACCCGTATGTGTGGTCGCCAATTTTCACCAGGAACATTGCACCCAGTTTCGGGTGCTGCACAAACTGCATGGTCATATCAACCGGAGATTTCTTGCCATAATCATTTTTATGGATTTTATAAACCTTGTTGATAAATTTCAAAAATATCCGGGCACGATACGTCTGGCTCACCACAACTTCGTTGTTATCAAAAAGATGGGTGATAAACTCATCAGAAAACTCACCAGACACCTTTTCAATGCCATCAATCTTGAAATCCACATTTAAACAGTTCATTCTAACTCCCAGGGCAGATTCACGTATTTCGACGGCTCGTCGTACTTCACACAGTGCCATGCACATTCTTCAAACTCTTCAAAGAACTCTTTCCCACCAAAAAATACTTTTGGATGTTTCACACTGTGAGCATCCAGGTTCTCATCATAGTCCACTTCAATGGCTTCGCCGCCCCCTGGAATGACTGGGGATACCCGGTGGTTGTAGTAGTAGCGACATTTCGTTTTCTGGCAGTGGTCGCGGTTTTTGTGCCGGTGGTAGGCAGGACACGCAGGACCAGGTTTCGACCCATGCAATTCAATCTTTTTTGCCATTTTCTGCCTCGACAATGCCATATTGCAGTTCATACAGTTTTAAACGCCCAAGGAGACTTTCATTTGACTGTTTCAGTGTATAGTTCTGCACTTCCAAGCGTTCAAGGTGTTTTAACACCGGTAATGGCAGCTTTGCAAGCAAATGCCACGCCAGGTCAAAAATTAGGTCGTCATCCAACCCTTCCATGATTTCTGATACCAAATCAGTCTTACACGACATTTTTACACCACACACGCCTCTACACCCAGATACTTACCGACCAGCATCCATCTCCGCCTTCGATTCCTCAACCCAGTCCATGAGCCGTTCAATAAACGCTGACCACGATTCCCGAGGCCGTTTCATAGACTCACCCCGTTTATACACTTCTTCATGCAAATTCACTTGCATAGAATAACATTGTATTCAAATGTATTTATGTGTATTCATTTGACCCTGAAATTTTAAAATAAAATTTTTTTGAAAAATTTTGAATTAGGGCTAATACTCGCGACGCAGAGTCTTCACACACCCTGCTGAAATTTTAAAATAAAATTTTTTGACTGAGGGCTCACACCCTCCCCCTATAAGACTGTGTGATGCTTTGTCCTAAACATCGTTTAGACGCGCAAATTCTCCATAATTCGCCAATGCTGCAACATTGTATGCTCTTGCAGCATCTTCTGGTGTGTCATACGTTCCAATATGGATCTTTCTCCGCTTTTCGTATATCTGTGCAGTATACCGCTTTGACGGGTGGACCATAGTAACCCCCCGATATCCTGTTGTGTTGTTCTTCTGTAACTTCCTGTTTCGCATGTTTTCCCCATGTGTGCATATCCGAAGGTTGCATCTCCTATTATCCAGCAAGTTGCCGTTTATGTGGTCCACCTCAAGTCCAGGAGGACAATTCATGATTTGTCTTGCCATATCAACTTCAATTGGATTGCCATATCGCTTTGCTCTAAACGCCCCAGTATATGTCTGAATACGAGCATGCCACTTGTATTTGTTTAACTCTTCAAAATCTTCTTCGTCTACTATAGTTACCTTTTCCCGAGTCAACGCGATTGTTTTCATACATTATACTAGCCACGTGATGCTTTAACACTATCTTTCGAAAATAATTTTAAAATTTTTTCAGTGGGGTCTTACACCCCCACCAAGCACAATCTACAGATGCTTCGTGCCAGAGTCGGTTGATCGAGCAGGATCATACACGACCCGCGTTTAATTCTTTTTCTTTCAGTGATTATCATGTCATACATTGACACGACCTTCGAAGAACACCCGGGCATGAAGTGTCCGCGGTGCGGGAGAATGATTTACGAGTACACCCAATACTGGGGAGTTAACTTGGATTGCGAAGAGCGGGACGAGTGGGACTCACAAGGGCCCCACGCGGCGTTTGACTGCCCTGGGTGTGGACTCCGGTTTTATCCGGAGCACTTATAATTTATTTTTTTATCATGGGTGGGGAGTATCTCCATCCCTTCCACCGGAAATGTAGGTATGTCCAATCATGCATCCATGCACCCCCAATAATATATGTTATACAATTCATAGGTGCCGCACATAGATTTATTATCTATGAATGTATAATGTATGATCTAAGTGATGATCCCCCTCCGTATGGAGGGTGTGTGAGACAATCAATAATTAACATATAATCATCACGGCGGCATAATCATCTATTTTATCAATGTATAATCATTGAATCATTAATTCATTGATGTATAATGATTGATTATTAATCATGCAATTCACACTGTGATTTCCAGTGGAAATGAAGGTACATGAGGCACGTTTCCACTGCTACCCGTTAACACGATTGTGCCGATTATTGTTACATACACAACAAAGGCGTTACCACGTTTAATTCTTTTATTTAAACCGAATCTGGGTATATAAACATCGTACACGTCCTAAACCCCAGATTCACAAAGATAGTGGTTCATCATATCGTATGTTGATCTCGCAGCAATGATGGTATCATAACATGACAATGTTTATTCAAAGGTGAAAAACATGACAACAATTCGATTAGGAGGAACAATAGCACTCCCAAACTACAGTAATATCAAAGTAGAGGTTGAAGGCAACAGTTTCAGCCATACCAAGGCATTACTACGCCTGACACTTGAAAACTTGCACAATGAATTCACTGCCATACCCATTGAGGGATGGTGGAGAACCACATTCAACGAGGATTGGTAACATGAACTGCACAGACGACTGGTTATGGGATGGCAGAATGCTGCACATTGACAAACCAATAAAAAGAACAGAATTGCCAGACACAATTGAAATTTATGAAAGACTACTATGGTGGAACCGATATGACTGAATACTGTGATTGGTGCTTTCAAAGAATGAACTATCGAACTGTCTCTTACGAAGACCTGGCTCGATGCCTTGTAAAAGTATACAAATGCAAAAACTGTGGATATTCAAAGGTGAAGAAATATGAAAATGATTGAATTCATGACAATGTGGGACGTTATGCATCCCGAAGAATCAGAAGACGAAAACGGGTCATTCTGGGATGACCTCATATGGTCTGACAGAAATATGCTATATCTATCACCCAACCTACAAGTGTAACATGGTAATTTACAAAAAATCCAACGCCTATAAAATGTTAGACCCGGAATCGCAAGACGAAAACCACGATTAATTCTTTTTCTTTAAGTGATTTCTATGAAATTAGAATTAAGGCTTACAAAATATAGCCTAAGGAGAGTTGAAAAATGAAACTCGAATTTAAAATGGCTCTATTAGGAACAATCTTCATGAGTTTCATATGTATGATTGTTTCCTATGGAGCAATGTTTGAAGTGGCAATGATGCACCGCATAGCGGTTGCGGAGCTCTTCCCACTAACAGTTGACGGAACAATGTGCTTAGCAATGTTCATCCGGGTTTACTTTTCAAAAATAGGGAAAGATGTCAGAGCACCCTTGCTGATTATGGGCTTTTTCACGCTCACGAGCATATTCGTAAATGCTGTGGCAGCACGGGATGCACTTGAGATGTTCATATACTCAATTGCACCAATTGGCGTCTTCAGTTGCACGGAATTAAGTGCAATGATTATTGAAAAGAAACCCATCGAAAAAAAATCAAACCCCAGGGGACCAACCCGGTTACCAAATGGACGATTTGCACCAAAGGAAGTGAAATAAATGGTAAGACCAGAACCAATCAGCCCGGAACACCCAGAACCGTCAGACGAAGCAAAATTCGAACTCATTAAAGCAATGGGTGTCGCAATTGCTGCAATTGCAAAAGAAAAATCAGTATTCATAACCAATGCAGAAGTCAAACGAAACACAGACGACTATTGGGAACTAGAAATAAAAGCAGTCGTCCCAAAAGACAAAATTGCAGGTGAAAATTATAACAAAGAACTCAGGAAATTCTGGAACGATCACACTGCATGGGAAATCGAAATGTATTGTGAAAAATTCAACATTACCGAAGAACAATACAAAGAAACGCTTTCTGAATACAACGAATACTGTAAAAATACAGATTACAGAAACAGGGTAGATAAAATGCGGTTCTATGAATCCAAACACCCAGTTTTTGTAAACTCACCCATCATCGAGGTGGCATAAATGGCTAAATTTACTGCAAATGCATACCATCCAAGAGAAAAGGAATTCATCCCCATGGATGAACTCATTGAAACAACTCGTTTTAACGAACTAACAACAGCAATGAAAGTGCCTCTTTACCAACAGCACATAGATGAAGACCAAAGAACCTATTACGACAAAAGCAAATGGTTTTCTATCATCTGCCAGGGGCAGGAAGTCAATTCAGTAGGTCCAAACTACGACCTCATCCAACACCAGGATGCATTTATCCAGGTAATTGACACCCTGAATAAAGCAGGGATCAATATGCAAGGTCGAGTTAACGATTACGGCAAAGTTGCCTGGATGGACATGGTATTTGAAAACCTGAAAATCCAGGATCCAAGTGGGTCAGACATCAACCTCGGGTATTCTGTTCGAAGTGGATATGCATACCATGGATTAAACTTGCTACCATACGCAGTAAGAGGCATCTGTAGCAATGGATGTATCTTCAACCAGACTCCCAAACTACAAGGATTAATGGACCCGATAAACGTGTCCCATGTTGGTGATGCAGCAAGACGCCTTGTAATCAAAATGCAAGGACTACTGCAGAACACAATCAAAATAAAAGGAGTATTCCTTGAAATCTTCAACCGTGCAAATGGAGAAATATTCAGATTCAGTTCAGAAAAAGAACTTGAATTAACTATTGCAAGTTATGGAATCAGTGAAAAACAATCCCGTGAAATGCTCAAAAGAGGAACAATCGACCTCGAAAACTGCAGCAGATACGAGTTGTATAACTGTTTAACAGAATATGCAACATGGGCATCATTGTCACCAGGACTCTACGAATCTGTCCAGACTGCTGGAAACAAACTCTTAAATGAGAGTTATGAACACACCATCGGAAGAATTGAACAAATTGCACAGGTAGCATAAAAATGCAAGACATAACCCCACTCACACTTTGGACACAACATCCTATGTCCAGGGGAGGAAAAATGAGTGGTATGTGGTCATGGGGAAACACATCCCCACTTGCTAATGAGTTCTGCATGAACAAATGTAGTTTTACCAAACACTGCTATGCAAAACGGTTGGTAATGGTAAGACCAAACGTTCACAAAGCATACCAAAGAAATGCAGAATTACTTGCAAAACCACTACCAGAATCTTTACTCAGTTGGGCTCCACTCGGATCCCATAGAATTCAGGCGTTCGGTGAGTTGATAAACGATAATCACTGGAGAAATTGTGTATTGCTTGCAGTGCTCAACCCACAAGCAAAATTCACAATATGGACAAAACGATATGAAGACATCATCAAACCTTCAAAATGGTTATGTCCAGAAAACTTACAAATCATTGTAAGTGGTGATTATTTAAGCAATGATCTAAAATCGGATTCATACCCGACATTTTTAGTGAGCAACAACCAACCTAAAACAAACCATATCAAATGCAAAGGGAAGTGCATAAACTGTCAATACTGCTACGGATGGAGCAGACATGCCGGTTTAGACCCCCGGATTCCAATATGGGAGACACCGCGTTAACAACAATCCTAGAAATTCTCTACAACATAGGAATCATATACTTCATGTTATGGTTCTTCTGGAAAATTGCCCGGATCTTCTGGGCATAAATTTTTAATTATAAAAAACGATTAAAGAGTGATACAAAATGACAAAAGTGATATTACAAAGCGTCGGAGAAGACGTAGTAGCGTTTGGAGACAAAGCGTATTGGGTCGCCGAGAACGTAAAGCGCTTTTTGCCGAACTTCGCTCCAGGAATGGAAGTCGATGTTACGGTAAAAGAAATCAACGGACAACCATTAGTAACATTCCTGAAGAAAAGTGGATTTGCACCAGGAGGAGCACCACAGCAACCACATCAAACCCCATATCAAGCTCCACCACAGCAATACCAAGCACCAACACAACCATACACAGCACCAATGGCTCCACCAAGACCACCAACACCAGCAAACAATTTTGGTGAACTCGCAGATGCAATCTACGCATTAGTAGCGGTTGAAATCGTAAAAGGGGGGCTCGACACAGCATTAATAGATTCAATTGCCAAGACGTTAGCCGGCAAGGCGTAACCTCGTTTAATTCTTTTTTTATTTTAGGACCAGGGATAGTATATCCCTGTCCAGACCGGGTGTTAAAATGTTTACATGCGAAGTTTGTGGTGAACGATTCAGCGATGACCAAATGTCCGAAGAAGAAAATGTATGCAAAGACTGCTATGACGAGATGGAACTTGCAACATTACTTGCAATAGAAATCATCTAGTGGTACTTCTATTGCAGAATCTTTTTCAAGACAACAAATGTATCGACACCAGAACAAAATGCAATACAGGTGCCTCTACGGCGGCCTGATGAAAGGTGATAAAAATGGCATCAATTGTTCAGTTATGGAAACAAAATTTAGAATCACAACACAAAGGCGAATTAATCGTTCTAAAAGTAGAGTATCCAAAAAAGTCAAGCCTAACCATCAACATAAACAACACCGCGCCAGAACTCTTTGACGCGATTGTAACAGACCCAATAATGGCTGAAAATGCGCTTTACTCTGCTATCATGGAAGGCAGGTATATCCCCAACTGGGACGGATCCAAACACACCATCAACATCAGATTCATAGGGTTCCCACATCGAATCAAAGTTTCTGATCTTAATTCTAAAAACCTTGAAAAGTTCACCAGTCTCCGGGTAGTTGTCAAGAAAGTAACAACAGTAAAACCAAGACTGGTTTATGCGGCGTTCAAATGCAATGCCTGTAAAGAAAAGGTAGTATATGTCCCTGTTGAGGAGGAGGATGTTATTCCCCCGCAGGAGAAGTGTCTGTGTGGTGGCAAGTCATGGAGATTCATGCTGAAAACTTCCATCAAGAAAGACTACCAGACCATCCAGGTCCAAGACCCAGCTGAAGATGGTGCAGGAACAAAGTCACAGACCCTGACTGTCAAACTCTTTGATGACTTGACAGGCAAAGTGCAACCAGGGAACATCATTGTCATCAATGGAATCTACCGAGGCCAGCAAAAGAAACAATCTGCAACTCTTGAAACATACCTGGATGCAAAGTCTGTAGAGATAACAAACAAAGATTTTACCAAGATTGAAATCAGCGAGGAAGAAATCCATGAATTCGAAGAACTTGCCAAAAATCCAGAGATATATGAAATGTTATGGTCTTCTATCGGTTCCGTGGTCAAAGGATGGGAAGCGGTCAAGCAAGCGATATTACTCCAGTTACTTGGAGGCGTCGAGAAAATCAACGACGATGGCGACCGCTTTAGACCAGATTTTCATATCCTGCTCTGTGGAGATCCATCCGTTGCAAAGTCCAAAATTCTCCGTTCTGCCTACAACCTATGCCCCAGAGGTGTTTATGCATCTGGAAAGGCTACATCTGCTGCTGGGCTCACAGCGGCAGCAAACAAGGGGACAGATGGATCGTGGGAACTCGAAGCCGGTGCAGCAGTCCTTGCAGATAAGGGAATGCTCATAATTGATGAACTTGACAAAGTAGACAAAGAAGCAGTCTCATCTCTCCATGAAATCCTCGAAGAGCAAGTTTTACACGTCAACAAAGCCGGTATCAGCGCCGACCTGGCAACACGGGAGTCATGTCTTGCAGCATGCAACCCGAAGCGGTCCAGGTTTGACAAATCACTTGACCTGGCATCCCAGGTATCGTTTGCTCCATCGCTTCTGTCAAGGTTTGGTCTCATCTTCCTCATGACAGATGAACCAAATGCAAAGAAAGACCGGGACATTGCAAAGCACATCATCAACTCACACCGAGGAAAGACACCTGAAAAGCCGATAACTGTTGATACACTCCGAAAATACATCGCCCATGCAAAACAGTCATGTGAACCCGAAATCACTGATGAAGCAGCCCAGATGTATGAAAACTACTATGCCAAGATTCGTGCAATGACACAGACGGCTATCCCTATCACACCCAGGCAGATTGAAGACATCATCAGAATGTCTGAAGCCAGTGCAAAGACCAGGTTATCACCAATTGTTGAAGCCATCGATGTAACCAGAGCAATCTGGGTATACGAAGAAGCAATGAGGATCACCGCAACAAACCCGGCAACCGGAGAAATCGATGTTGACAAGATGTCTGGCGATATGTCAACAAATGCACGAGATGGGATTTCAAAAGTAAAAGAAATTAGAGCAAAGATGTTCGAAACAAATGAAAAGTGGCCATCCAGAATGGAACTGGTCGCTGCATGTGTCAACGAAGGCATGACCCGAGACTCTGCATCATACCTCGTCGGGCAGGTGTGGAAGGAGTTGGGACTGAATGCATATTAGACCAACCCCATTCAATTGCGCTGCCTCCGGCTGTGACGGGTTTGTGAGGCGTGTGTGGTATGGTGGGTGGATAATAGACGTGTGCGGGGATTGTGCTCTCCGTATCAACTCACTCATCTCATGCCCGCGTGCAGACCCCTACCCGGACCCGAAACCAGTCAAAAAAACATGGTCCCAGTCAAAGGAAGCACAGAAACGCGAAATCAGTAAAGCAAAGATGATGCAGGCAGTGAAAAGAGAAAGTTATCAGGCAAAAATAACCAGGCTGAAAAAGGAGTATAAAAATACAGGTAAACATCGCAGCAGGGAGTTCAAATTAAACAAAACCAATTAAAATTTGCAATTTGAAAACTAAATGTATTGCAAAATCTATATAGATCTTACAAAATCTATATAGATCTTACAAAATCTCTATAGAACTATATAGAACGATGTAAATCTATATAGATTTACCATGCGGCTATGATAATGATAATGATTAAATATGATTGATTATAATGATCTTAGTACATCCCTAAGACCGGGCAAGCCCGGAACAACACCCTCAAAGCACCCAACGGGTGCATCCCCACTCACTACAAAAGGCAAGCCCCGAAGGGGCATTATTATGATTATTAATGATCTTAGATCATTATTGATCACAATGCACGCGAATTCACACTGTGAATTTGACTTCTTTTTGAATTTTAAGGTCGTGATACATTGAAAATAGAAAATTGCGACCAATGCTACAATCTTTTCCGCGACCCTGTTGAAGGGTGGGTGTGTGACCAGACCATGCAACCGGTATTTATGATGCATGCGTGTCCCATGGAAGACAACCGTGTAAGAACAGACCTGGACCCATGCTATGTATGGTTTCCATCTGCAGGATATGCATTATCGCATTGCAGGAACGCTGCATATGGCAGGCCGTGCCAGTTCATGTGTGGCAATGCATGTAATATCACCAGGACAGATATCCGGCATATGGCATACTGCCCACTCCCAAGACTTGACCCGGAAACACTGAAAACTTTAAAACCAAAGGCCAACTATGATATATTGCGAATACGGTGAGGTAACATGCAAGAAGAATGGATGACAAGTAAAAACAAACAGTTAGGGGGGATGGTAAAAGTCGCTCCCTATATCGAACAGGCGGAGTATAAGAAATACCTAATTACCTATGAACAGGACGTGTGCGAAACCAGACAGTTTGGATTCTATGCATGCCAGGAATGTGAACACGCAATAATAGGCGAACCGTTATCATGGCATAAAATGTACTTTTGTTCATGGAAATGTCTGAAGACGTACATGGATGCAAGGGAAGAGCAGTAAATGGTGAAACACATGAATGAAACAGAATTTGACCAGATTAAGACCAGAATCAAAGACCTTGCTGCGATGAACGCAGTTGACAACGCAGCACGTATTGAACGGGTAGCAATCGAGGAAGCACTCCTGGATTCTCCCTATAAAGCCCACCTGTATACCGAGCAGATGTTTGACCATCTGGTGTTCCTGGAACTCCGGGAACTGAATACCAAGTTAGACAAACTTTTGACACACTTTGCTCCAGACGTGACTGGAGGCACCTGTAATCGTTCTTGTGGTGTAATCGATACATCACAGCACAACAAATGGGATGATGTAATAGAAGTGCCTCCTGGGGAGGCTCATCTAAAATCCGAAGTGCCTGTGCTCCATGGAGATGGTGCGGGTCCAGTGACTACACCAAGGAAGTCTACCACCAGGAAGAAACCAGTAAAACAAGGGGTAATTTAAATATCCCTGCATATGAACTGATAGATATGTCTACTGTAGCAGTACGAATAGAAATGGTGGAGGTTGCATCGGCGGATGGACAACCAACCACCGGGTTCAGGGCGTATGCCGCTGATATAGGACTTTCAGCAGAGAGCACCACACTTTCCACGTGTCTTGAAACCATTAAGACAGAAATTGATGCATATCTCGGCGCGACAAGCACGCTCATCTATATTGAAGGGCACGCCCGCTTTTCTACCGAGACTTGACCCCAACTTTTTTATATTTACGCAACTTTGTTTAAGGCATGCAAGTAGACTTTACAGTAGAGTCAACAAACGGCAAGGTGTGGAAGGCGGTGTGTTCTGACCCTGCTCTTGAGGTAGAAGGGCCTGATATTATATCAGTAAGTAAGAACATGGCCGGAATGATTGAAACCTGGTTTGCAAAGACGTTTGATACTAGTAAGCGGGTAATTGTAGAAGTTCCTGCAATCAAGGCCAAGGTCAAGGCAACAATCACAGTGAGAAGCGAAAAACCACTGACAGAGTATGGGGAAATAGAAGCCACCCCACAGTCACCGCCAGAGCCAGTGGTAGATGGGCCCTGCATGTACCTGAGTGATGGGAAAGGTGTCCTTGCTGTAGGCATGTGTGAGGCTGCATCAGACGACCCTGCAGACACACCTGGGATCCAGATTGATAATGAGGGTGCATGTAAGGGAAAGTATGAACTGTGTGCCTTCTATAAGCCTCTCCGCGGAATGCAAAAAGCACTCCCGGAACCAATGGAAGAGGATGAATACGAAGACGATGGGTATGAATAATGGCCCCACAACGAAAACAGCGGGTAAAGAATTCTACCCGCATTGTTATTGATGACATCACATTCACATCAAAAGCGGAAGCGTATTACTACACGATACTGAAAGAGCAGTTGGACAATGGTGAAATTGCTAGTCTAAAACTCCAGGAACCGTTTGAGTTACAACCACAGTTTAAGAAGTGTCAGATGCACGGATGCGATTTCGTGTGGGTAAGACCCACAGATGAGAAAACTCCAGATTATAAGAGATATTATGCTGTACAGGAATGCCCACAGTGCGGTAGCAAATTGAAATTGCATCGTGAAATGATATATATCTGCGATTTCCTGGTGACCGATTTAGAGGGGCTTGAGCATGTTGTGGATGTAAAATCCAGCCAATTCTTCCAGACTGAGATATTTAAGATGAAGAAAAAGATTTTTGAATTTCGGTATCCTGAAAAATTGCTGGAAGAAGTTTATCCAAAAGTCCCAAAAGGATGGACGGGTGAAAAAGTTATTTAAAAATAATTTATTTGTGGTGCTTTTCTTTCTCCCCCTGGGAACTCGTTTACGAATGTCATTTGTTGCCACTTTTCAACGCAATATTCGAGATAATCTGTATCCATCTTCCACTTTTTAATTTTTTGTATCTGATCGTTTGTCAAATCCCGCCATTCTACTTTTGTGACCATTTGATTTTCTGGTGATGCCACTGTAGTGGATTTCTCCCAGTATGTTATGGTTGGAGTTTTTACCTGGGTCCAGGTGTTATCAAATTTCTTTGTCTGGGGAGTAATGAGATATAATCTCTTGCCCCATAGTGGATCCCATATTAAGTCAAGATGCCAGGTGTTGTTTGATTCATCAAAATATTGTGTGGCATGTAACAGTGGCATCGGGGTAATCATACCACATACATCTTTCTTTTTGTGTGAACTTCCAAAAGACCCAAAATTTATGTCTTGCATAAGAGTTTCATAAATGTAAAATTTAACTGCAGCAAGATTTTGCATAAATGCATTGTATGCCTGCTGTGCTCCTGTATCCCCACCATCTGCAGCGTCTTTGACAACTTTTACAGAACTCACAAACCCAGCAGTATATCGTATGATTGATTCTCCTTTTTTAGGTTCATAATCCCCAGATTCTGTGATACTGGAATCAACATATGAAGATTTTACTGCAATCTGGTGCAATTCTGCTTCTGATGCAACTGCGGGATACGTTTTCCATGTATGGAACCGCCACGGAAGTTGTGCATATTTAGTCTGTGGATATTTTGTACGAAGTTGCTGGAATGAATCCCACGTAACGCCAGTAAAAGAAAATATTCCATATTTGAAGTTATATTGCGGTACAATAATAAGACTCTGTTTTTCGTGTCTTGATACCATTGTTGGAAGACACCCAGAAATGGAACAATTTTCAAAATATGCTTGTTCAAGTGTCCACAAACATTCAGGAGAAGTTTGATAACAATTACAAACTTTGTCCATGCTTGGAATATATTTTATTGTATTAATTGTCGGAACAGTAAAAGTCCAGGTCACATTAGGCCATATCTGACCTGTAGACAGTGAAATAGTAAGGAGGTGCCCCTCGTGCCCAGTAAGGTTTCCTTCTAAAGCGTCTTCATCAGTGAGATATGATGATACAAGATACGTTTTTGGTAATTCCGGGGATGCAACCGGAGGTGTATAAATTATGCCATCAATTGCAGTCATTACAGGATTTAATTTATGGTCTGCAGGATTTATGTAAGGACATGATGCAGGCCGTAAAATCACATCCCACCCAGGATCATTTCCATCAACTCCTTTTAATAGTGGAATCCTGGCATATGATGAATAAACAGTTCCACACCCGGACCTGCCAAAGAATTCTTCTTCGTAATATGCTGCACCAACAGAATACATATGCGGATAATACAATGTAGGAGCCTCGGCAAGATTAAACCCGGTTGGATTATCACCAATTGCGTTGCCAGCCTGGAAGAATCCGGTTCTGTCAAGGTGTATCTGGCACGGTTTCATTAAATTGGCATTACGCCAGGGTTCTTCGTACTCCCACCATGACTGAGGGTCAAATGCTTGCATATTTGCAAGGCTTGGTTGAATGTTCCCTATACCAGCAGTGCCATAATAGTTCCGGGTAAACAAATCGCACTGTGCAAATAATAGATCCATTTCCATTGCAAGTTCACGACCAGAATTAGATCCGGACATCGGATACCATTCTGAACGCCATGACCGAATGTTATATGGCATTTGGACTGTTTCATTCGAATTTGGGCCTGTATATACAGGGATTGGTCTTGTGAGTGTAGTGTCGATTTTTATCTGTGTTTTGGAAAGAGTTCTGTTTCCTAACGCGTTTAAATAGTAATATTCGGGTGTTGGGGCTGTAGAAGAGTTTCCATATTTAGTTAAAATTGCCCGGTCTCCTCCAATGGTATATGTCCAGGCAGATTTCCAACACGCTTTATTATAAATTCCTGATGCTCCCTTTCCCTGGTATGCGGTTGTATCAATGTCATATTTCCAGATTGTATTATAAGAATATGTAGATGGCAGGTAAGGACCAATTCTTCCAACATCCAACCCTTCTGGAATTGGAGTGTACCCGCTTGGCATTTCTGATGTCTCTCTCCAGTAAAAGTACAAATATTCTGGAGATGAGAATGATATCCCTTCCCAATGGGCAGATGGATACGAACTGTATCTATCTACACCAAACCAGGTGCCACAACATGCATATACATTGCCATATGTATCAACATCCAATTTTAATGGCGGATTAATAATAGTATATGCACAAGGGCCCCTGGTGTTTGCATCTACATAATATTTCCCTCTAAACCCACGGGAACCGGGGACAAATGGCAAGTAATCCCATAACTTCCATTTTGATTTCTTGTTAAAACAAATTATGAACATTCGGGCTCTTGGAAGCCCGCACCGATACATTCTATCAGTTGTTTCTGCATATGTCCCTGCATGTGGGGGAACGTATTGTCTGGGAAAATACCCGGAATCATATGCCGGATACCCGGTTGGCGTAGCAGAACTACCGTATGTATATGTGTCGTCATATTGAACGCCAATACGGCATTCATACCCCATATAATAGACATTTGCAACTTTATTTGGATAGACATCTGCATAATGCCATCCAATCTGGAGTAAACACCATAAGTTTCCTTTTGAGTCTTCTTTGATATCTCTAACAGCAATGTTTGCAGGATCGGCAGGACCAGCCATGTTTTTCCATGGCAATTGTGTAGTAATATCAGCAAGTGCGAGAGTTCCAGCATATACCGGGCCAAGAACCCCGGAATATGATGCCGGACGGATATAACTTGATGCCAGGTTCCGGTCACCGGATACATATGATACAACATGAGTGGCATACGATTTGGGGATATCAAAATAATCCGCGGATGCTGCAGTAACCATGGATTCAAAATTTAAATATCGGTCATACCACCACCGATTAACCCATAGTGGGGCATTGACGTTCCGTTCATATGTGTCTACCCGCTCTGTTGAAATGTTCTTGATTATTTTGAATATAATCGGTTCCAAATCGATGTTATCGAGAATGCTACCATTTTCATCCAATTTAATAAGATGAATTGCAGAATCAATAACTCTATCTTTCCATTCTTCAGTAATAGGATCCCAGACATACGAATGGTGAAACGCCTGTTTCGATGTCCAGAATTCTAATTTAGTTACTGGGAACATCCCTGTAGGATTCATACCACCAGATACAGCAATATAAGACCCGATTTGCGGAGTTCCGCATTGAATTCCATAATTGCCCCCATTAAACGAATCGAATGCAAGCATGGATGCAAGTTCTGGTGCCCCGGACTGCATCCCTATTTTGATATTTGAATCAAACTGGAACTGGCTTGTATCCATTATCGAATCATCCTCACCCAAGTTTTTATCCCGGTTTTGACGTTTTGGACTTGTGCTGCATACCCGTTCTCCGAGGTGTTGACTGTTTTGGAAAGTTCCTGGTTCCGGTGTCTCTGGCTGGTGGTGTCCCGGATATCTTTCAGGTAATCCAATGTGGATGTGAAATCAGACATGCTGGTCCCAAAATATATTTCTGGCATACCCCGTTGGGATTTGACTGTTTTCTGGATAATAAACTGTTCTTTTATCTTATACCATTTGTTTGAACCTTTGGGGATTCTAAGCCATTCATCAATAAGACCCGGACAGTTGTCATCTTCGGATGCCTCAAACCAATGGGTAGGATACCAGGTAGCAACATCCAGGTCATACCGACCTTTCGAAGCAACCTCAATGGAGATCACGTCACCCGGGTAGAGCCCAGCAGGAATCGCCCACGGATCGTATTGGAAATATGTGAATTTCCCTGTGATTGGGAGTGCAGATAATCTGAGATACCCTTCTGCTACTTTGTCAAGACCATCCGCATCTGATATTCCTTTTACCTGGACTTGTGCAGGTAGATATCCGTATTTGTTGATGAGAGAGTCCCTGGCATAGATTTCATAAACATCTATCCCTTCATCGTTGTAATAATATGAGTCTGGAAACACAATTGCATTTTTATTGTGAATGTATCGTTCAGTCCATTGAATTTCTGATTGTGTAAGACCCTTTGGGCATAATGCTGCAAATTGTGTATCGTTCTTTACAAATGGGCATTTCATGACAGGGCACACAGATTCTGGGTCGAAACTTAATGGGCACGATTGAATATTTGTTTCAATTCCGAGTGCTGTTTTTACTTCTGCAGCAAGGGTGCAGTATTTTGATACACATTCATTAGTATCAAACCCTCCATAAGGACACCCATATGACCATCCTATTGGTCGTAATTCTTCCCTGGTGCCACAATGCTCACATGATGCAACAGCACATGTGGGGACGCCCCTGACAAGTCTCTGGACATTATATTGGGTGGTTTCATTTGAACATACCTGGTAAAACAGCCGTTCGGATCCTATCCAGAAGAATCCTTTTTCGGCCGGAAGATTCTTGTCAAATGTTAGGTACGATGATACTGATATGAACCCGGATAACATGAGTATTGGGTCGTATATGGCATGTGTTTTGCTTTCTGAACAGTATGCATTGATGTTTCGTTTGTCTTCAACGCTAATTGTTTTTCGAACTGATTCGAACCGGTGTGTAGCATTTAAATCAATAGATGCAACAATCACCCCGGTTTCGACATAGTTTTCAATGGGTTCAAAATATGTAAATAACTCGTCGTCTGTAATATCGCCATTTTCGTAACTTGCAACTCTCCATCCAGGGAGAAACCAAATAGAATGGACTTTCATAACCTCATCCCCGATTGATATGAGGTCTCCTGCAAGAATCTGGTCAATGGTATAATCTGTTGGTGATGCTGGGAAATACCAGAGATATTTTGATGTGTCTGAAAATTCTGGTTTCTTTAACTGGGTGTCTTTAATTTCAAGCATCCTCGGGACATATCGCCAATCTCCCATTTCTGCATCCATTGTCACCTGATCTATCCCGATTTCGGTTTCGGATCCCATGACCACTATAGATGTTGCAATTTTTCCATAATCTGCATTGATAGACAATGCCCCAAAATCTACCCATTCTTTTAATTCTTTTATTGGTTTTCCTTCGAAATCGTCTCTGAAATATGCTTTTACAATTTTTGTATATTCATTGCCGGATTTTGTGGTGTATATGGTATAATCAAGTCCAAGCGTTGTGAGGATTGTAGAAATGTGTGATATATAGGTTCCATTACGGAGTGTGTATGAAATGTATATTGGATAATTATCAAATTGCACGGGGTATTCAAATTGCCATCCTTCTGGCAAGAGATGCGATTTGATGAGTTTTATTGCGTCGATTTGCCTGAATAGAACTTCTTCTGATACCAGATTGTTCCGAAGTTCCCTGGCATATGATTCTGCTGTGATGTCAAATGTCAGTCTCTCGGCAGACTTTTTGGATTCAACTATAATCCCATAAAACTGGGCTTCGTCAATATCAATAAGACAACCTTCCTCGAAATCAGATGCTTCGGATGCTGTTATACATGCAGCCGTTGCTTTGAATATATCCGCCGATTTTGCATTGTATTCGAAAGAATAGTTTTTGAACACTGCCATGCAGTGTAATTTGCGGGTTATCCGCTATAATTGTAATGTCCGTTGAAACTTGTGATAGAAAGACCAAGACGGATAGAAATGACTTTCCCCTGCCCACCAAGGATATTAGATGAGTACCCAGTGATGAACACTGGGTATGCTCGAGATGATAACAGAAACACAAGTGGCGACTGGTGGTAGTCTGGATGGACGATCTTCTTAGATGTCCTTAAATCTTCGAGCATGGCATCCCTGCCATCAAGTCCGTCAAACCATACCCCCGAAATGGTTATGGTGGCAGATTCAACAAATCCAATATCGAATCCGGTTGCAAATTCTTCTGGAATTGGTATAAGTATGGGAGATGCAGAGAACCCTTTGTCAATGCTCTGAATACCTCCTTTATACATGACATCCTTGTCCGGGCTGGATTCTGATTCAGTAAGGTCAATAACTGTAAATTGTATATCTTGAATACCATCAACCGTTATTTTACACAGATCGGTTTCAATACCTGCTTTTGCATAGAACCCGAGCCCCATGACACCAACATTTGTTGTAGGATCGGATTCGCTCCCAGTCCAGGTATAGGAGTGCCACCGGCCCATTGAAGTTTCGGTCATATTGTCCTCTGTAATCCCTGGGTATTCCCTGTAGTTCCAAGCCACTGAACAAACTGTTGGAACAGTGCATATGGATCTGAATTCGACATTTCTATGTGGTTGTTGTTAATTGTAGGTTGTTTTGTATTATCAACTAGTTTTGATATGTCGTTTGCAATCTGGACAAGTGCTGCCATTTGTGACCCTCCAAGCATTATGGTTCCCCCGGGTAGCATTGATGCCATGGGAGCGACCTTTGGGTTGTTGTATCCAATCTCATACAATTCTCCCATTGCACTATAATCGCCAGATATTTTACTGTTTCCACCAAGTATCTGTTGAAGTATTCCGCCCTTTAAGTCTGTTCCACCAATAGCATCGGATATCCAGGCACCAATGTTCCCTACAATGCTGGTTCCTGTCATTAACTGGGTAGCAACCATACTGACTGCGCGTTCTGCAGTTCTGTTACCTTGTAACCCGAGATATTTCCCTATCCCGAGCGGGCCTTCCCCGGATACAAACGCTTTCCCAATATGCTCGCCGAAATCGGGTGCAAGGAACCCACCAAGACCCCCCATGATTTTGCCACCAGGGAGTTTCAATTTATTTAGAATTGCTTCCCCGACATTGAATGCAACCTGCGCAGCACCACCCATTAACCCGGATTTTGCAATTTCTTTGGGGTCATTTGATTCTGCTGCTCCAAGGAGCGTGCCAAAGAAGGTCATCCCAGGAACCCCTTCAAGTGTTGGGTGGTTTTTAACGAAGGTTTCCCAACCGGCAGTAATTTTCTGTGTTGGTGTTGGTTTCCTGGTTTTATCTGGTTCGATTGTTTCGCCAGTGATTTCATCTACCCGGGCGGTTTGTTTATTCATCCATTCCCGGTATTTTTTTCTGGCTTCTTCACGGCGTTTCTCTTCCGCTTCTTTTAATTTTTCATCTGGAGTTTTATCTTTTTCACGGTCTTTTTTACGTTCTTTTTCCATCTCCTCTTTTGCACGTCTGCGTCTTTCCCGTTCTGCTTCTTCCAATTTCTTATCTGGCAACTTGTCTTTTTTAGGATCCTCTGGTAATTTGTCTACCTTTACTTCGGGAGTCTTAAATCGGTCTTTGAACCAATCCCATATTCCTTTGAGAGCACTAAAAATTCCTTTCCCAATTTCCCGCATGAATGAAAAGAACCCACCAACCATAGCCCCGAATCCCTGGGTCCATGCATATATTCCAAGTGCTGCCGCTGCAAGTGGGAGTAATGGACCAAGACCAGTAAGGAGCCCCACAAGTTGTGCAGATGCAACTGTCCGAAGTGCCCCAAACCCGCTTTCGGATACCATGGTGGTAATCTTCGTTCCCCGGTCTATGGCATTCTTTACCATATTGAATCCCCGGCCCCCCAGAGCCCCTATAGCGAGGGCTGGCGCCAGGGGTGCCATCATAGCACCCACTGACTTTGACACCACTCCAAGGCCCCCTACGATGCTCTGGGCGATGTCTGTAGACATTATGTTTCCATACATCCCCAGAACATTTCCTATGACTCCGCCAACAATGCCACCATCGGCATAATGTGGGAGGTTGTTCTTGGATATGACCACTTCGCCAGGAGTGAGCATTGCAAGTACAGAATCTTTATTTCCAACACCCGGAACGACGCCGCCTTTATTGTAATATGCGACGTCTCCAAGGAAACCTTTTGGAACCGGGCGTTTCTTTTCTGGTGGTCTTACACCAGGCCCACCAAATGTCCAATTGACACCCGGAATTATATCATATTTACCAGATTTCCCAGATGCAGGTCCGGTTTCAGGGGCATAAAAATCGATTTCATATGTTTTCCCAGGCGGAAGCATCCGGGATTGATTCATCATTCTTCCACGATATGCGTCTGCTTGTTCAGTATATGGAACAAGTCCACGCTCTTCATTTAAGTGCGGATTTGAAACTTCTTCCGGAATTGGGAATATCCGTTCAAGTGCCCCGGTTAATTTGTCTATTGCAGCAGATGCTTTGTTGATTACGTCCGGAATTCTCCCGAGTGCTTTGAACCACTGGTATGTATCCCAGATAAGTTTCCCAATAAGAACACCACCAACAATAGCCATAGCAGGGATCTGCCGGATGACATTGCCAATCATTACAAGCCCCTTTACAACTGGTGCAAGGTATGGGATAATCGGCATGAGAAACATGTCTATGATATACCCGAATCCTTTCATCACCGATTCGTGCGCCTTGTGGTATACCTGGGACGTCTGCCCAAATATCCGCATTACGTGTGCTGCAATGAGCCATGACGTTGTAGCACCACGGAGAGATCGGAAATAACTGTTCCTGGCATGGGTTTCCTTATCAAGGAGTTTCCAGTATCCTTTTGGTGCAAGAGATGCCCAATCAATGGTATCGGTATCTGCCTGGAGAATCCGCCTCCCATATTCATTCTCTTTCCGTTTCATCTGGAACGGGAGTCCGACCACAGGGGCACGTTCAACATACTTTCTCCATCCTTTTGGATGTTCTACTTCACCTAAGAACTTCTCCCGGAACATCTTTTCATAATCAATGTCACCAGATCCACCAGAGCCCCCTGTTGTAGACCCTTTGGTAGAGGTTGGTGTGCCTCCCCCGGTGCTTGTTCCACCACCAAGTTTCCGGATACTTGCAAACCAGGATTCAAACCGGTTTAAGGTAGGCTGGCACAAATCTACGCCCTTGCATTTTGTTTTTGGTGCTTTGCCTTCATCCGGTATACCAAGTGAATGTGTGGATGGTACAAACCAATCTCCATTCTGTGGGGTGCCAGGCGACGCTGATGTGGGGTTAAGTGGGGAACCCGGCATCCCCGGTCCAGGGACAACGGTCGGTGTAAGGGGGGATTTGGAAGTCTTCTTTGCAAAGTATTGCACAGATTCAAATGACTTCCCTGCTTCTTCCAGTATGTTCAATAATGCAATAGCATCGTTCCAGAGTGTTGCATCCAAATTCTTCCCGGTATCAAGGAGACCTTGGTTAAACCCGATTGGTTTAAGGAACTGGTAAATCCGGTTGAACGTTTCAATGGTGTCTTTATCGTCCTCTACAGACCCCATTGGAGCGTGGGCAAGCATTGCAAGCGACTGGTTATCCCACCCTGCAGCACCAAGTTCTTCCATGACTCTCCGGATGATTGGGTGGACCCCGCCTTTTGCTCCATACATCTCATCGAGTCTGGCACTAAATACAGCAAGCCGCGACGGATTCTTGTCCCAGGTTTCGTCCTCTGTTGCTCCGGTAGCATCAAATTTCGGGAATATTTTGGACAATGCACGGGAATGTCCAGGGGTGGTAACGCCAATACCCTGTCTAATATACCGTTCGCCCTTTTCTACGTCATAAACGCTTACCTGGCGTTGTGCCATGTCAAATAATCGCATTGCAGCAGCATCTTCATCAGACCCCCCTCCATACACCGGGCGTGGTCCAAACATATCATTATATGCCTTTAGTTTCTTTTTCCATCCAGCAAACCCCTTGACGAGGTCCATTTCATGGTTTCCAAGATTGGTGAGATCTCGAGAAACGTTAATAACAAATCCTTTTACAGAATCCTGGAAGAAGTCAGCGTATGCTGCAATTTGTTCTGCAAAGTCTGCATCCACATTGCTGGATGATTTAAAGTCTGCAATGGTAGGTATGAGGTTCCCTACTTCATCTCGGATGAATCCGGCAATGTCAAGTGTCCCGGAATACTTGTCCCGTTCATTGACAAACCGCTGTTCAATCATGGTCGGGATAAACCCAAGTTCATCAGCAAGTTCTACAAACTTGTCTGCGATGGCACGGCCGTTCTGGATGATATCTTCTACAGAATGATATTCACCTTTTAGATCTTTCCCACCTTCAACTTTGGGGAAATTGATGTGAGAAGTGTCTATTCCGTACTTCTGACCCATTGCCATGGCCGCGTAATAGTGTGCAACACTCCCCACATGTCCATAATATGCACCACCTTTGTATACGTTGCCTAGATTCTTAATTTTGGTAACAGATGGCCATATCTCACCCGTCTTTGGATCGATGTAATCATGTTCGTCTGGTTGTGGCTCGCCGGTAACATTCCGTGCATATGTAGCAAGTGTGAGTGTGCCTTCAGCCAAATATCGCAAGGCTTTGTTAGGTATCACATTAAATCCTCCGTTGCCGGACGGGACTAACAGTTCGGGTCCGGCTTCACCTACTATTGCCATCTCATCGGATTTAAGTGGTCCCCCTTTGGCTAGGAATTTGAACCCTTTAACAGACATGCCTTTTGGCAATGCCCCTGGGTAATACTTCTCAAATTTTACGTTACTCTTGTCACCAAACAATTTAAGGACATACTGCCCAGTATGGATGCTTCCCTCCGGGTGTGTGGTGTTTGATGGAACCCAGATGATTCTGCATGGCTTGTCTCCAATTGATGCAGCAAGTTTATTCATCTGTTTTATACCAGACGGGGAGAGATACATCTCATCAAAGAATGCTATAATTTCGTCTGAATTGTTAATTACATCTGCAGTGGTGAAATCTTCCCGGTATTGTTTCCCGGACTTCGTTTTCATCCATTCGACTCTCACCGGGAGTTTGTTTTCAAATGCGCCAAGGAAATGGAGTGCGTTTGATGCCTGGTATACCGCACCAAACTTTACTTTCTCATCAACCGGGGATTGTCCAAGCTCAGACGACGTGACCATTATGTCAGATGCATTATAGTTCTTTGACCAGAACTTGCGCATGAAGGGTTCGTTATCCCAGGACTTTGACCCGACAACACCAACCCGCTTACCACCGTCTCCACCACTCTTCAACAGGGCCTCGACTTCTTCTTTGATGTCTGCTGGTGTGTGTCTTTCTCCATATGGTGCAACAAATTTGGAAACCGCTTTCATTATCGGGTCTCCCCACCCTGCATTCATATGAATTCCGGGAAGTTCTTTTGCAACTTCAAACGGTCTTATTTCATCTGGATTTATGCTAATCTGGCGTTCATATCTGGTTAATCCAGAGGTATACCAATCGATAACTTCGTTAATTTTATCTTTCTGTGCAGCCTTATCCCGGATAAGCATTATTTTGTCTGCAATGTCGAATGGAACCCCAGCTTCGTGGAACCGCCTACCATTGAAATCTCCGTATTTATCGACATATGTATCCAGAGCGTTTTCATAGGCTTCCAGGTCATTTAGGTATAAATCGTGATATAGATGCTGAAGCCCCATGTTCGCTTCTGCTTTTGTAACTGCAGCGACATATGGTTCAATAAGAGATGTGACGTGTTCAACCACATACATCGGACCAACATCTAATTTTTCAGGGTTTCTCTTAATTGGATTTACGCCATACTCCATTTCAGATTGGATGCTCGAAAAATCAGCAGTTTCAGATGCAAGATAATCCCCGAGTTTTGACAGGTATGTATCATCATCATCAGAAGACTCAATCATCTTTGGAAGGTGTGTCCTGAATTCACTCCCAGACCACTTTGATTTAATGATCGTCTTCTTACCTATACCTGTTATAGGGTAAGACTTTGGAATGGAATCTAGATACTCTGGCGAGGCTCTGGTGAGAAGTCTGGACCTCCTTCTTAAACCACCGCCTGACCGGAGACCTCCAGATAGTTTCACCCGCTTCGTTGCCTGTTTATATGCGGCATCCTGGATGTTTGAAACGTGTTCTTTAGTAGTAGATTTCAGGACATCGTATGGAGTTAACCCTAAATTAGACAGGGCTTTTTTCATTAACGGGGTGTTTAATTTCTGTGGGTTCTTGTGTAATGATTCAAGAAATTCAAGTGATTCAATTGTTTTCTGCAAGACTTCTTTTTTGACAACCTCATTATGCGATTTTGCAGAACTCTTTTGCAATCGTTTTAAATCATCACTTAACAGATCCTCAATTCGTGGCTGAACGAAACTCGATAGATTTCCACCAGACCACTTGTCAAATAAATGGGATACAACAATATCGCGGGCAGTAAGTATCTCTGCATTTGAGATACTTTTAAGTTCCTCCTTTGTAAGGAAAGACCCCAACTTACGCCGGAGGACTTTCGGCCCCACGCCGGAAAACCTGCCTGTCGCGTTTGTTAAGTAATCGGTGATACCAGCAACCAATCCCGGATTAACACGACCAAACTTTTTGGCGATTTCCTTTTTAATTTCATCCATTTCACGAGGATCAAGCAGTCTGCCCCTGCCTCTCGCCTGTGACTGGTAGTGTATGACCCTGGCTGCGTCCTGGTATACGCCGTTTGGAAGTGAGATTACATCGCCGGGATTCGTTGCAATCTCTTTTAACTGTTTGACTATCTTTACAGTCTCATTCATTGCAGCAGTGGAAAGGAGTCTGGACGGGTCCCCTCCCTGGCGGGACGCGTTGTATAACACTCCAAGAAGCTTGGTTACATATTGTTTCTGGTCAAGTTCAAGTGCGGAGAAATTCCGCCCGAATATATCGCGTGCTATCTGGTCTCGTGAGGGAGTGTTCCGTGCCATGCTCATTCCTTCTTCTTTTGTGCTGCTGCAATTTCCCGGTTATATTCCTTAATCGATTCGCTGATGAAGATGTCTTCAACTATGTCACAGGGCCATTCCCCGGACGGAGTTCGCCGGAACATCTTGCATTTCATAAAGAGAAACTTGCCTTCATTACTTCTTGCGAAAGTCACCAATCTTCTCTTCGTTCTTCTCAATACCCTGGTATATTGCGTTGAATGTTCCCCAGAACATGCCAGTGTGGGTATCAAAATATTCCCAGAACGCAGGGGTGTTGAACGGTGCATCAAGACACAATTTTGCCATAATATCGTAGGCATCGTGCTCAACGTCTTCGAATTTTAGTTTGTCCTTGTCAGACCGGTTCCGGTTCTTCTCATAGAAATACCGGACCTCGCGGGGGAAAGCACAAACAACCCGCACCGGTTCACCAACAAGGTCGAATATTAGAGCCCGTTCTTTGGCATTTTCCAGAATCTTCTGGACGGTCTCGTTTCCTTCAAGTTCTTTCAATTCAAGATCCTTCAATCTTGAAAGCAGGTCTTTCTTTTCTGCCATACACTAGATACATGGCAGTTTTAATAAAAAAGAATTTGGTGGTTTGATTATACCTTCACCCATTGGTCTGAAGTGGTTGCCCGCTTGTATGTCGTAACATACACAGACTTTCCAGTTCCAGATAGGTTACGTGAGATAAACTCGTTCTCTTTCATCTCATATGGAACGGACTCAAAGTAGACGTCAGACGCCACAAGCACCACTTTACGCAGTGCATCGGTCTCAATCATCTCCATTGAGATATCAAACCGTGCCACCTTGTTCTTCCACCGGGGGTCGTTGATGTTGGCCTTATTAACCGCAGAAGCAGGGTCATACCGACCAAGGAGAACTCCTTTCAGGATATGGTCAGAGTCCGGGTTCCACATTGCAACTTCAACACTCACATCGACATTGAGTGAGTGTTTTGCGACTGCAGCCCTGGTTACACGCTCCATACCATAGAGAGTTACGTGTTCAAACTTAGGTGTGATTGAAATTCCTTTCAGTGCTGCAACTTCTACAGTCGCGGTCCCGTTCGGGTCCGTATAGTTTTTATAGGAAGCAACAGTCATGGTCATTGAGCCATAGTTTGCAAAGAATGCACTACGACCTTCATAAGTATCTGCCATCTTTTGTCACCTCTTTATGTCACACTCACTGAAGCCCCGGTGCCGGTAAGGTTACGGGAAATGAATTCGTTTTCTTTCATCTCATACGGAACAGACTCGAAATACACATCTTCTGCACGCAGAGTGACAGTCTTTTCTCCATCAGTATCCAGCATCTCCATAGTGATATTAAACCGGGCCACTTTGTTTTTCCATTCTGAGTTGTTGATGAGGTCTTCGGTAATGTCGTCCGAAGATTCGTGTCCAAGCAGAACTCCCTGGAGAATAATATCAGACTCCGGATCCCACATGGCGACTTCAATTGACACATCAACCGCAAGAGAATGTTTTGCAATCGCCGCCCTGGTTACACGCTCCATACCAAATAAAGTCACATGCTCGAATTTCGGGGTAATCGAAATCCCTTTTAATGCTGCAACTTTGACTTCTGTGCTGTCGGCGCCAGTATCGTCGGCAATCACCAGAGTCATCGTGCCGTAGTTCGCGAAGAATGCTCTACGGTTGTTGTATGCATCTGCCATAGTTGATCAACCTAGCAATTAAAACCAGGCAATCAACGAATAAAAATTTAAGTGAATTTTACAGGATTGCAGTCACCTGCAACTGTAAACTCCACCACAAAATAATATAGTTTGTACTTGAGATGTGCCAGCCGATGCGAGGAGTCATTGCCTGTATCCCACCAGGCAATGCATACGCTGCCTTGTCCTGCATCAGTATATCCCAGTAGTTCCAGGCCCAGTTCCGGACATCCGTAACCGGGGTTCTTACATCGAGGTACTTGTAATACGCCATAACGGTTATCGGGTATACCCCTTTTGCAAGCGGGTCGCCGATATATGGCTTTGCATTGTATAACTTGTCTTCATCTGCTTTGTAGAGTGCAGACGACCTCGGTGCTGCAATAAACAGCGGGAGAATGTAGAAACACGGAAATTCTTCGCCTTCTCCCACAACCGCGGGGTCTTCCCACCACTCTTTGATATATGCGATGTCTCCAATCAGGTTCGAGTGATCTATCACCAACTGTTCAAGACCAGTCACAATTTTGTCAAAGTTGGCTGCAGAACGAAATGTATGGGAACCATGGGGAGAAGATGGGGAAGCAACAACAATCCCGGAATATGGGGTATATGCCGGTTCGCGCGGGAGTGCCATCTTTAAACCCCTTGTGAAAGCATGAGGCGCCTATATTTGTTTAACTCCCGACAAATGTCTTCCGGGATATAATACACATCTTTGTGCCCCTGCTTGTTGATATCATACATCTCCATGTAGTCCCGGACTCCGACATTCCGCACAGTGCCCGCCTGCTGGAACTTCAATTTCTCTTCCAGGTTTATTCTGATTATCCGGAGCACGATAAGTTGAATCTCCCTGAACTCTGGGGAGTCTGCAGGATACCCGGCCTGATACGTAAACCGGATGTTTCCCTTCCCTCTTGGCGGGATCTTCCTCATGTATATCCGGGTGATTTCATCTTGGGTTACACTGAACCAGTCTCCCTGGGTTGCACTTACCTCAGTCAAGTTCTCCCAAGACTCGGCCCACTGATTGTCCTTTATTGCCACGCCTGCAACCGATATACACGGTTCAGTCAACATAAATTCAATCTCTTCGTGGGTCACAAGCCCCGGCCCGCCGGGGGTCATCCAGGACATGTAATTGTCCATGTAATCAATGTCACCAGGAGAACTCCGGTATTCTATCTTTGTGTGCTCATCAAACGATGCAACACCACAATACCGGTTGACAAGCTGTTCAACCCGTGGTATAAGATCGTTTGTGCAATAATCTTCCCATTGCGACGCGGTCATCGTAAGGGAACCCTGTTTCATGTCTTCAGCGCCAAATCCGGTGAATGCCTCGACATCAAGAATAGAAACGTATGCCATGTTACGTTATTGCACCTCCTTTCATAAACCATGTGGCAAGAACCACCATAACTGCAATCAAAATAGCCTGGCCGATATTTATTGCCCGGTCAACCCATTTTGACTCGCCACCCATCGAAGCAAGAGTCATTTTAATGTTTGTAATGTCTGCGGCGAGTTCTATAATCTGTTTCTCTTTCGAACACTTGGACCAGCGAGCATGTTCGTTCACTGTAGATTCGAGTATTCTCATCCGTTCATTACTGGATTCAATATATGCCAACAGATTCTTGTTTTGTTCCTGTAACTGCGCAGAAAGTTTTTCAAAACAAGCTGACAGATGAATGATATTCTCACCAAACTTGCCTTGCTCAACCTGGATTCGCGTAAGCGTTTCCTCTGCTGTGCATTTGTGGGCGATATCACACAACTCATCGATATTTTCAATAATGACTTTCGTGGATTCTTCTAGCATATATTCCCCCTGGAAAGAAATACAATACCAGTAATAACGAGACTAAAATAAAAAAGGGTGCCGGGATTTTACTGACCGTCTGCACGGCCACCAATGAAAATTCCGTTCTGGAATTCTAAAAATTCCCCGGATGGAAGAATGACTTTGAAGTTCCGGACTTTGCCTGCATTTGCTTTTGCAACTTCCTCTGCGATGAATGCCCGTTCTTCGTCACTGTAACTCTTGTTATCGAGTGCAAACTTGAGCGTCTCTGCATTTACCGGGTGATAGGTCTCATGATACATGTTACTTCACGAATCTCCCGCCTTCTACTTTCACAGGCGTTCCAGGTACAAAATCAATTGTATACTCGTAAATACCTTTCCTGTTGTTCTTCTGCACCAGGTCAACAATCTTTGATTTGATTGGCCTGGTATACCCACACCCATCCAGAAACTCCTGGAGAACATTATGGGGGACCGGGCCACTCCGACCACCACTCTTCACCGGGGCCCGCATCATAGTTTCAATCTCTTCACTCATATGATCCCTCTGTCTTTCATTAATCTCACAACTGTTCTGATACCTCTCTCCACAATCGCCACAAGGGCCCCGTATGCCAGGAACTGTGCCTCAAAGGATACCTGGGTTATCTCCACATTCGAGAAGAACATGAAGGCTCCAATGAAGGCTCCGACAAGGGCAGTGGCAACCACCGGATATGGATCGATATCGTTCCACTTAACCGGAGTTGTGGGGTCAAGAACTTTGTTCACATACCAATACAGGGAATAAGATATACCGGCAAGAATTGCCAGTATAATTGCGTTTAGTTCAATCATTACATAACTCCTGTATGTTCTGATACAATGTCAGATGTTGTATTTGTCGCGTTTGCTTCAAGTGCAGTGTCGTTTACAATAAACGAGTCAGAGAAATCAATAAACTCAAACTCTGGTCTTGCAATGGCACCACCAGACACATTTGTACCTACAACTTCATGAGACCTGGTATCGGTTCTGAATTTGTATATGTGCCCCATACTTTCGCGTTCTTGGACAACTGTATACGCAACATCACGCTGATATAACCCAGCACCATCCCAGGCAGCCTGTTGTCCTATGGACACGTCTGCATTATCCACAAACTTTGCAGTCTGAATCTGAGCAGCCTGCATAAACCCGTCATGGGCAACAACCACAGACTGATATGGATCTGAATTGTCCATAGCAGCAGACTCTTCAAATACGCCCCCGGCTGTGAATTCTGCATACCCGGTCTGGTTGTAGAAGTTCCCGGTTCTTGCGTCGATGTGGTCCTTGGTCTGGTACTTGACCTCCCCTGGTGCTGTCACAAGAACACTCCCTGAAGACCCACTAAGGGACTCGTTATCAATACCAGACATCCAGGTGTGTTCAGATGTCTTGTGAACAGACCCAAGGGCCTGGACTGTGAATGATGTAGTTGCAGTTGCAGCAAGTGCATGTGACACGAGCAGTGCCAAAATAACCAGTGCAACAACCTTCATTTTCTACATCCATCACGAAAACAGCATTTAATTGCATCCATCTTTTCAGTGACCCATCCCCGTATTCCAGGTTTGCGGGTCTTCGTTTCTGCATCGAGAGGTTTCTCAAACACAGAATCGTCAAATCCTGCCATATTACGTACTCTACTTTGAAACATTAAAAAAATTTGTGAGACGGGGTATTCCGGCCCATATAATTAAAATCTATGCGGTAGGGTATTCCGACCCATAGATTTTATTCGGATTTACAGTAGACATCCGATTGATGGCTTCAGTGCTCATGTTCAGCCCATCGCGGAACATCGGGAGACTCTTATACAGAATCTTGACATCCCCAGTAGAATCCTTGTCGAGCTTGATACAGTTCTGGAGATATGCACTGCCCGCCTCATGTGAGGCAACTTCAGTGCCAAATGCAGCACGAACCACAGTCAGAGTTCCGGTATCTGCAGTCTCATCGGTATCAGCCTTGACATGGATGAGTTCCTGGTCAACCTTCAGTAGGTAATCTCCCTTGAGACGGGGAACACCAGACCCGGATGAATACGTAATGGTCGTATCAGCCTCGCCAATTGATGCAACAGTGATTGCTGCAGCAAGGAACGTCTCTTCACCACCGTCATCAGTATAGATTGACTGAATGAGAACCATCGGGTCATTAAACAGAACGTAATCGTTCTGTGCAGCCTTGCTTGCGACTGCAAAGTTCTCCGGGTATCCAACAACCTTGAACGTGTTATACCCTTCAATCTGTGCCATGTTTACACCCTCCCTTTGATGGTAATACCAAACAGACCGCCATGCAGGGAATCTGCTTCAGTAATACCAGACTTATCAATCAGGGTCTCTGCAGACGAGATGACAAACTTATCAGAGGTATTGATATTTGCTAACTGTTCATAGGTGTCCTGCCAGAGAACTCTCCGTGCAAGCAGACGGGTGTCAGCAAGCATGATTGCTCCGTTGTTTCCTGCAACCATTGACATGAACGGGTGCGGAACAAGTGGCAGTGCTCCCTCGTTCGGGAATACCAGGTCAATCTTTGAAACACCAGGCACCAGAGTCTTGACAGGTTCTCCAATGTATCGGATGAAGTCAGTCATGCCACGCCGGATGAGACCAAAGGTCTTGTAGTCACAGATTGCAAGGTTCGGGCGCATTCCATAGAGAACCATCTTGGAATAGACTTCATCAAGATAGAAGTTGATGTCAGTGAACGTCTTGATCCCACCGACCTCGGACCCGTCAATCCAGGTCTTGTCTTTCAGATTGCCATTACCGGTGTTAGTCCGGATGATTTCTGCAAGTCCCGGGTACTCGAGTGGTCCTGCATTCTCAAAGGTGTTTGATACACTCTGCAAGTTTCTAGTCACACCAAGCATTGAACGCTCTCTTAGCGCTCTCATTGCATCCTGTGCCATATCAACACGGATAGCACGAAGGTCACGGGCAGGGATCTGGGTAAGTCCTGCTAACTGGGCAGCCTTGGTTAGACGACCAACAGTATACATGTACTTAATCCGGTCAAACCGGTTGTAAGCCTTCATGTTGGTTTCAGTCAGATCCGGATCTTCGGTACCGAAGTATGCACTGGTGATATCGTATGGACCAATGACATCCCATGCAGCCCATTTTCCTTTGTTTGCTTCAACAGGAATGAGCGACTGGAACGGGTATGGACGTTTATACAGATACGTAACCTGCTCATCTGCAATGACGTGCATCAGGTTAGATTCAGTGGTGTCTGCTTTTGAAATGACCTTATCCAGATACTGGCGGGTCATCTTATCCATTTCTTCTTTGTAGGCTTTCCGCAGATGAGAAACTTCATCCGCATCCATGAACGAGTCGCAGAAGATAGCCTTCTTGACAAACTGGTCCTGGATAGGCGGGAGCATCGGCATGAGTGCAATCTGCTTCCCCGCAATCTTTGCTTTCTTAAACGCATTCTGCTGTATCTTCAGCTGCTGCACGCCAATGGGGGTTCCGTCCGGAATCCCGGCCCACATGGCTTCTCCAACAAGTCCTGCCTGTTCGAACAGACCAGACATACCATAGCCACCAAACGAGGCTTTTGAAATTACGTCGCCGTCAACGCTGTGACCAACTCTGAATGACATGTTTAAGCCTCCAGTGCATCAAGATTAGATAAGAACGAGTTATCCATCCCGCCAAGCGAATTACCATCGCTATCGAGAATGACAACGTGACCGCCCTTCTTGATAGTCTCGCTACCAAACGCTTCCATCTGCTTTTCCATTGCAGCAAACCTCTCATCATACGCCTTCTTGACTTCTGCAACGGCAAGGTCAATCTTTGCCTTTACAATTAAATCAAGAGTCGTCTCCAGATTGGCCTTGGTAATATACTCAACCGCAGGTTCAGGTGCGGTATCTCCAGATGTTGCATCCTGGCTCGACTTTGAGATGAAATCGAGGATCTTGTCTACGCCAGTTTTAACATCTGCCAGTTCCCCCTTCATGAGGGTAACATCCTGGACAACGGGGTCTAATTCAGACTTCGTAACTACATCTGCCGTCTTGACAGATTCATCAATGTCGCCTGAATAGTCCTGGTCCTGCTGATCAGCATTAGGAGCCATACTAACATCAGGGAAAGCAGCCTTTATTAATTCTACTGTATTTGCTTCGAATCCATCACACAAATCAGGAGAAAATGCCTTTGCAACTTTTATATATGATCCCGGGTTAATGGCATTGTCGCCGACCAAAGAAAATGACCAAAGCCGGATTGCTTTCGTCACACACGGAGATACCCGTTGGTGTGGGGCAAGTTTACACTCATCTGATGCCATTGTCCGGACACCATAGATAGATATCTTGTTGTAATGCCCTTTCTGTATCTTCTCCCAGATATCATCGGTATCCCCGTCTTCTGGTATCTTGGCTTTGAAATATGTGTCACCAATCTTCGCATGCGGGTCATAATCGGGATGGTTTGTGCAAAGTATCGGATCCCCAGCCTTTACCACACGACATTCTGTTACGAACCCAGCAGGACGTTCTGAATGGTCTGTATGCAAAATAGGTATACGGAGAAACAATGGAATAGCTTTTTCCATTGCTTCTGCAGTAATCAGTTCGTTCTCTCTATCTGGAATCGGGGAGCTCGCAACTCCAGATATCGTCCTCTGGCCCGAAATCTTGACCGCTCCCGTCAAAAGCAACGGACTCCGGGATTTTGAGAGGTGGTCTTGGATTTTGTCCGGGCCTGTGCCAGAGTCTCGGATCATAGTATAATTCAAGACTTAAAGGGAAATAACAGTTTGGCGAAATGTGCTTTGCAACAAGCCACATGAACCAACCAATTCTATCCCGCGTATACGGATTGCCATTATAGAGGCTCACTATTATCTTGATGAGGTTCACGAACCCTCTATCATAGGGGTCATCCATATCCGAGAACTCAATCGCCTTGGTGAGAGCCTCAAGCAAAACCATGGTGTTGCTATCGGCACTTATCTGCATGCACTCTTCATATGTCTCGTGCCCGCTATATACCGTCTGGTATTTCTCAAGTACCCCGGATTCAATCTTTATATCTGCAAATGCTTTCAATAATTCCAACTGTTCAAGGAACTTCTCATTCACAACCATATCTTCCGGAGTCTTTACCTGACCGGGTTTCCACATCATATCCTTGTACATATTGTTGGAACGATACATTTCATCTGCAGTAATCCGCCCTGGTTGTGACACGGGGGGGTTGGTTGGTGGGGCTCTCTTGCCTCTTGGGACTGGGCCGTTCCCGCCTTTTGGTGGTTTTGGTCCTTTTGCCATGTTAAATCACCATTCCTACAAAAAATCCTATAATCACACCAATAATACCGCCAATGACAACAGACCACACAATAACCACATTTTCAAACTCACACGTAAGTTCTGGCAGTTTTTGTGTCATGCTATACACTCCCACATCCTGCCCACAACGATTACAATTGCCCCACATAAAATGCCCCAAAAGAACCCGTATAAAAACGCACGGAAATCAAAATCGGGTCGCATCTTAACCGCTCCCGGCCATGGTTAGGTTGTCTACGAATCCTACACCGCAATTCCCATACCATTTTTTTGGATTCATATCATCTGAGTACACAAACTCCATCTGGTGTTCCCCCACCCAGTTCAGGCAGAAATCAATCGATTTTGTATAAAAATCCACACTGGAATACTTTTCAACAATATGGTCGAGGAACTTTCTGTAAATCTCGTGATTGCGTTCCCGCCCATCATAACAGTCCCACCAGCTCACAAGGAATTTAATATACTCCAGATTCTGCCCAGGTTCAGTAGATATTTTACCCCTGGTGTAATCATGGAGAATTCTGAAAAGTATCCCATTAAATCTGGTATAGTATGCAGGATCTTGCTTCGCAAGGCTTGCCAGGTATCTCACCAGGTTCTCATACACGATCCCTTCTGCTACAGGCTTGTCCAGATTTTGTGCATATGCCAGGTATGCTTTTGACAAATCGTAAACAAACTTGTAATTCGGGAAGTCTCCATGTTCTGGTTCACACCATTCTTTTTTGATTATAAGCCCGGACAAATGCTTAAACGAGATTTCTTTCCCGCCATACAGCCCATAGAAGGCATTTATGATGCGGGACTTGTTTAACATGTGATATGCATAACAGTCCGGGCTATTTGTCCACCGCGTTGACAACTTAACCATATATACTGGTTGTCAGTAAAAGAATATAAAGAATAGAGGTTATTGTGGCGATTCCGGCCACACGATATTTTTCGGATCTGGTTGCAATGTAATATCTCGTAACGCCTGCCTGTATGCCTGCCACAATTTTACTGTTGCTTTATTTAATGCAACATCCGGCAGTTGTGTCCAATCCGATTCCCGTAGCAATGCATTGCGGGAACTTCGGATAGACTCCCACGGGTCTTCCACAATTATATTCATGGGAGGTTCTTCCCATGGAATCACTTCTGGAACATTTCCATCTGCAATCCAAGCAAGATATGCTTCATTTTTAACATGAACATACCGAGACCGCCCATCATCCAAATATTGTCTGGGAACCCAGTCGGTTTTATTTATATAAATGTGTTTAAAATGCATTATTCATCACCAGCAAACACAACTGACAGTGTCCATTCAACAGCAAGCGATTTACAAATGTCTATATAATCAGCATCAAAATCTGGAGATTCGCCATTCGCAGATAAATACGCTGCAAGAAAATACGCATTCCCATGGGTGAATCCACCAACAATACTAACCGCATATGCATCTGAATATGTAGTCCCATATGTAAATAATCCAAGCTCGCGGCACCGAGTTGTAATTTCTATCCATGATGTTCCATCAAATCTGTATGGAACACGCGGTGTTCCAGTCACACTTGCAGCGTAACTTGTATCAGGAGTTACAAAATCCCAGGTTGCTCCATTATATGTGGCAACCTTGGTTTCATTGCCAGTCCAATCGCCAGTAGCCGGGCTGGCAACAATATATTTATCACCAGTAACCGGAGATCCCGGTGGATCTGATTGTATTGCAATTACATCTTGTATAATCGTAGATATTGTAACACCAGCAAATGCAGAACACAACGCAGTTGCAGTTATCTGTGCGCTATACTTAGCACAAAATGGGGCTGCGATTGCATAATCACCTGATATTGTATTGCTGCCACCCATTTCACATCGTTGTGATTGCAACGCAGTTAATGTCGATAATGGAACTTGAGTAGTTCCAGATCCAAGTGCAATTTTAAACGTTTTCATTAAACAAATAACCCCAGTAGTATTACCGCCGGGAGAGACATAAGACAAAAACAGCATTCTAAATAGAAACTTAGCAACATTTGCAGTAAGATGATTTTTTAGTTTTAATTTATTGCCACACTGATTTAATATAACTGACCCCTCTACAATCATATAAACTCCCACCCAAATTCCCATTCCACTAAAACGGGTTTACTAGAATCTGGAACAAACGCCGCATCGCCCAAACTAAATCGCGAAAACAAAATCTCTGCTTTGTTCAATGTCGTGTTAGATACATATTCAATATAGTCGCCCGCTCCAAACTTATCAAACAACCCAAAAAATATCCCTAATTCACTTAATTGCTGTTCATCAATTAATTGAGAATTGAGAACCCCGGCATTCCACGATGCCACAAATTTAGTAAATATATTATTCCCACCATTCTTACTTGAAATTGCACCTACATTAGCAAACGTATTATGCCCAGTTGGAATTTCCAATACCAAAGTATCCATAAGTTGTGTTGTAGATGCCAGTCCACCTTTTCCAAATCGCATATACGGAGCATTTGCAGCACCATAAAAATGTGTAGGACTAGAGTAGCTTGTCTGTTGCACACACAGCATATTATATGTCATACACCCCACAATATGCCGCATGCCTTGCCTCACAATAGCGTTTTTGCCTCTATCTACAATTATTTTATTTCCATTTTTGATAGTTACATATCCATTAATTGCAATCTTTCTACAATCACTCATTTTATCAACTCTGTGTAATCACAACCGAATCCGATACTCCGAAATCATTATAAAATGGCGATGTGCTGTAAATAGCAACACCACCATCCAATACATTCACACAATCAAAAATTCGCACTCGATTTGACGAGTATGGCAATACCACACCAAATCTTCTAATTCGTCTCATATTAACACCAATGTGCCACTAACTGTCAAACATTCCGCATCCCCATTTCCACCAACAGTTGTAGTAATCTCAATTTCATCTCCATATCTTACAACATACGAAGTCGTATTAATATCGACCACACTATCAGCCCAGGCATCATTTACAACCGGCCTGCCAGCACCAGAATTGGAACTACACACATTTACACCATTTACACTAATGTTCACCTGAGGTTGTGCTGCACCACTGTCTATCAAATTACAACAATGTGAAACTCTCACAAGCCGAGCCTCACTTAATTGCCACCGGAACCGGGTCTTGTTGTATTCTTTAAGCATGTTATTTTCAGCGACAACATTAAACCCGCCATTAATATAAAAATCAACATGAGCATTCCTGTTCGCATCAGCATAATACAACTCAATCAAATTGCCGCTCAACGGAGCACCAGCAATTACAATTGCAACCCCGGATATTGCTGTCACGACTGCATAATAATACACACCCCCAATGTTATATTTCAGTCCCATTCCTGGGTAAATTACCCCTTCAAATGAGACATTAGTCTTAATTGTATAAGTGTTTGTTGGAGCAGCAGCAACACCAGCCGCTCCAATAACTACATTCGTCCACGACGCAGGTGGCGGTGCTGTTACATCAATTCTGCCACTTGCAGTTATAATCATCCCGGAACCTGCAATTACTCCGCCGAGACTGGTTTTTGTTGCAATTGGAATATCAGTCAAATACGTTGTAGTATCAAGAACCCAATTTCCAGCGACCCGTTTCAGAAACCCAGATGTTCCAGACAGCCCTGCAATTGTAGTTAAATTCACATTCACTGGTTGAAACGATGAATATCCATACCCACTGTCTTTTATTACCTGACCTGTAGTTCCATCAAACGCTGCAAAATTGTTTGCAACAGCAACACCAGGACCAGCAACCCCAGTTCCAGATGAACTTACAATCACAGACCAATTTGCACCAACCGTTGCATGGTCTCCCGCAGCCGTTGTCGAGATGCAAATCAGCATGTCTTTTTCAGATACACTAACCCCATCACTTCCTCCAATTTTACCAGCAGCAGACACAATATACATATCGCCAGCAGTAGCGGCAGGATAATTTGGATTCGTGGAACAATCAATAACCCCTTTAAACTGCACACCAGAGAACCCTGCAAGAGGATTTTCATATGATGGTGGTTGCCCGGGACCATTCGATTTCAGATAATATCCATTCGTTCCAGCACCAAGATTCTGCCATTTTTCAGTGGTTGCATTGTAATACCATAAATCTCCACCAGAGATATCAGATAACAGAACATCATCCAAGTCTTCAGATGCAACATGTGTATGTAAAACACTCGATTTACCAGCAAACGCTTCAGATAATGCCGCGTTATCAGAAACCTGCCCGGTTATATTAGAAAATGATGCAGACCCGACTGCAGCCTTAAGTTCTTTCCATTGTGTTCCATCAAAATATATTGGAATCTCCTGGTGGAAATCAAACACAGCCCATCCCATTTCAGGAGCAGTAAAATCCCATTCGCCTCCACCAATATACGTAGCAATGGAATTTGCATGCCCCTCAAACACGCTTCCAGCAGTCGGCGTCAACGATACTACAAACCGGTCATTAGTATCAAAATTAACCGGGGGGGCATCTACAATCCCTTCAACCTGATCTCCCCAGGCTTCAGAACCAAGACCCGGTATACCCTGTGGTCCCTGTGGTCCACGTGGGCCAGGCTCACCAGTATCTCCTTTGTCTCCCTTCTCACCAGGCAACCCCTGTGGTCCCTGTATTCCCTGTGGTCCCTGTATTCCCTGTGGCCCCATTGGACCAACTATCGGGCCAACATTCACCCAAGAGCCATCAACATATACATAACAATCAGTATCGGCTTCACAATAATATCCATCCCAAGATGCTGCAGTTATTGGCAAATCACCAACAGTTGCAACAGACCCCCGCATTACGATATTCGTGCCAGGAGCACCAGCTACTCCTTGTTCTCCCTGCACTCCCTGTGGTCCCTGTATTCCCTGTATACCTTGTGGTCCGGTTGCACCATCCACACCGTCCCTGCCATCAAGTCCTTTCGGCCCCCTGACAATTGCAGTTCTATCTTTCCACGCAGTTGTACTCAAATCATACTGCTGATATACCGACCCCACAATAACAAGAACTTCATCAACAAGTTCATCCGGGAAAACATCAAAATACGCATCTCGTTCTGCAACATCTGCAAATTCGTGGTTTGGATTTATAACCAATGCCCCAACCGGGTCTGCATTGATATACTTCTCCAAATCTTCAGAATATGTTATAACCTGACCATCAGTAGGAGACGCAACCACAACATCAAGCAAATCTACAAGATTGTGCCCATGCGAAGCATTTGCGAAATTTGCAGCGGAATATCCTTGCAAATAATTTGCATTTAAATTTTCAACCTGTTCGTCTGAATCCACATAAAACGGCACAGTCGAATTCGAAAACGTATGTGCTGCCGAAATCGTTCTTGCATTAGATAAATGCACATATTGCAAATGTGTATCTAAAGACAAATTCTGTAATGTAGAATGATTTGATGCACCAGCAAGTCGAACCCAGGAACTCCCATTAAAATTATATGAAAACCCGTCATTCAAATTTGCAACCGTCCACCCTGTAGACGGAGTTTCATATTCCCAAGAACTCCCATTCCACGTTGCAATTGAATTGTCAACGGTGTATACATAACGATCTCCGGAAGTAAGACCCTCACTCGGAAGAACAGCGACAACATCTAAAACCGGGTCTTTATTTATAATTCCAGATGCAATCCCAGATACATACCCAAGATTTACAACATCATTCGAATCTATTGGAGATGCAACATTTGCAATCCGGTGCCCACCTAAAGACAAATCGCCTGATAATTCACCACCAGAAAGAGGCAAATACGCATGCGTATGGGGAACCCCATTAACTTTATAAGTTTCCCCTGAATTGATATTCACATCTTTTGCAATGATTCCATATGGTGCCCGGAGTTTCAAATCAGAATATATTCTAACTGGTTCGTATACTACAGAAGAATCGCGAGTCTTAAGAGCAATCGCAATTCTCGGGTCTGGGGAACTACTTCCAAAATCACCAGCAGAACCAGCACCACATATTAAAAATCCTCCACCAAACTGAGACGAATCCACCCCATCTATAAGATTACATACAAACCCAATTCCCGGCCTATCATATCCATAATACTCCCCAGAATGCCCCGCACACATATATGTACGAACATCAACAACCCCACCATATGTTCCAGTATCAGGAGCACCATACAATTTGAGTTTGTATTTATCAATCAACGCCCCATATGGATGTCTTATAAACAAACCATACGGAACATATGCATCTTTACCAGCATTCTTTACATATCCGCCATTAGAATCATACCACGAAACAAGACAATTCTGATTAACAGGAAGAACTGCTCCAATACCACCAGTAGTTCCTCCACCACCAATCTGGTCCCATGTCTCTGTAACTTCATTCCAGTGATATAATCCAGTCGTTACACTATCAAGCCAGAATGTATCACTCGATGGATTATCCGGAGGTGTTGATGCTACAACAATCCCAGACCCACCACCAGATGCTACCGCAAACAGCGGATTTCCTTCAATACCTACTGGATTTCCATTTGTGTCAATTAATATAACAGTACGTTCTGCCATCAGTCATCCTCCTCGCCTGTTTCAACCGGCATAGAAACGGTTTGTATATACAACGGGTTTTTTATTGTTCCAATCGGCTCTCCTTTATCATCCACTAAAATTGCTTCATCCTGCGCCATATTACTCTCCCATAAATACTACAAGTCCAAAATCTTCTACAGCCTTTGCCACAGCACCGTCCCACACACACGGGTCCCGCATTTTATCCCACCGGTGGTGCGTAATTGCCCGGACCTCTTTAATGATGCCCCGGGCAACTTCAGATGCACACCCTTTCTTATTTGTACTCACACTCGGGCCAGCAGGAACAATTGTCACTTCTGCCCCATCATCACCAATCAACCGGATTTCAGTGGTTGCCTTCTTTATCCCGGCAGACCGTTCTTCCTTATCTCCAAACTTAATCTTATCTTTACCACCTTTCCCCTTGTCAGGACCGGATTGTTGTGTCTTCCTTCCCCGGTTCGGTTCCGATGGTTTCCCACCTTCAAGCATTTGTGACTGGTTCAAGTCCTGGACCGATATGTCCTCGAACTCTACCACATCATGTTCCTTTGTAAGCCCGGCCAGCCTGGCTGCATCACGATTCTTAATCCCCATCTCAAACATCGTTTTTGCTGCCTGGGACTGGGCAAGTTTCGTTTCAGCAACCTTCATTGTATCATCAAGATCCTGCTCCACCTCAAACTTAAACCGCATACCCTTCTCATACCCCTCACAATACGGCAGAATCTCCCGGGTGAACACCACCTCGAGATATTTCATAATCGGGTATAACATCTTCGATTTGGTGATGTTACGACTCACATATGCCGTTGCACGGTTTACAGACTCACCAACAAACTCCTGGGGCTGGAACCCCCACATCGACCAGACCAGCTGTGCCATAAACTTCTGGCCTTCAAGCCATTCCATATCATGGAGTTTGTGCGAAAGCGTCTCTACCTCTTCGTCCTTTACCAGATGCATGGTTCCACCAAACTTCATTGGGCCCTGGTTATTTGCTTTCAAATCGGCAAGCCGCTGCATTAACTGCTTTCTATCGGTAATTTGTGGGTGTTTATAGACAAGAGACGGAACAACACCATTCTGAAACGTCTTGCCTGCTGCACGGGTAGAATCTATGAGATATTGTATAGGCGCTTTAAGACACGATATCCAATCAGTGCCGTATATTGTATCATTCCGAGGATACATCGACATATAAGCAATTTCATCAGGTTGAAATGATACGTAAACCCCGGTTCGAGACCTCTGCCAATATCGCTGCACATGTCCGTGTGAATAATAACCAATCTGGCGTGCCGCTGGCAAATGTCCAAGGTTAATGCCAACAGGCACTCGGTCAATCTCTTTCCAAAACTCAGTGCCAAGGTATGAATCAAACTCAACACATTTCCCCTTCCTATTAAAAGTCTTAACCATCACCGCAGCATCATACCGGGTGAGGTCAGGCAGGTATTTCTTTGTCACATCCCCAAATGTCCGGTGTGGGCCTGGATAATCAAGAAAATCGTCCATATCAGCAACATGCTGGTTGTCGCGGTCATATACCCCAAATTCAAGGGCAGCCATATAATCGCATATCGACTTCTCGCATATTGCATAATATGGCGTGGATGCCAACACGTCGTTGGCCGCCTTTGAAAAATATGGGCGTGCTATACCAAGAGTATTGTAATAATTAGATATCGGGTGAATTGCCCGCTCCCACTCAACAAACTCATCCCACTTTCGCGCGTCCACAATATCTGGCTCGTAGTTTGTCGATATTGACGATGGTATGGGGAGAGTGAACCCCTCATGGGCAGAAAACGCCTTTAAGAGTATATCTGTTAGTTGTTCCGATGGCACCCGATCCAATTGCTCATATATTTTTCGCTCTTTTATGGGTGCCCCGGATATTTTCCCAGCCATTACCTGCCTCTTATTAAAACAGTGCTGCAATTATTAAAAATATTACCCCATTTTACCAGGAATATTAATTTGTCACGCGGGACCAACGCTTAAATATGTACAAAGTCGGGATCCTCGCAAAGTACTGGAACGAACGGCACCTACTCCCACAGTGGCTCAACATGCTTCAGTTCCTATCAGTAGATCACATTTTCCTGCTTAATGACGGGTCTACTGACAATTCAAACCTCTTATGTGAGCAATACACCCACCCAACTGCAAAAATTCACACTGTGAATTCAGAAGATCCCCACGAAAACTATTTTGAAGAAACCTGGGCAGAAAGTGAAAAAATAAACACCCACCTCACACTTGCATACAGAGCCGGGTGCGACTGGGTAATCCATCTTGACATTGATGAGTTCCCATCAATTCCAATGACACAGTTCATAAATTATGAACTCCGGACAATTCCACCAAACTTTGGGATTTATTTCCCAATCATGGATATGGTAAGTTCAACCCACTTCCTAGTCAAAAACGAGGCGACAGGATTCAATCATTACCCATGTCCACACCTCAAAGCATTTGGAAAACATTCAGAATACAGGCGTGTTGTAGATGGGCTCAACCTTGACCAGGGGGTCGAAGGAGGAACCAAATACATCATGACCAGCATTCCATACCTCCACATGAAATATGCATTCAAACACCGGAGATGGGAACGCAAACTCCCACTCGGGGGAACAAACTTCCAACCACCATTAACCGGATTTATAGGTAACGTAGGTTCCGAAATAATGCCATTTGCACTTGAAAAATGGTATAAAGAGTTCCATGAACCAGCAGAAATCTGGTAATCATACCTCTATATATCCCCCTCTTTTATAACGATGGTATGCTGGTTCCTCAACTCCATACGCATCCGCAAATATCTCATCCATGTAATCACCGCTCCCGCCATCATACATAGAATCGCCAGACCAATCAAATACAGTTCCATCTTCGGTGTAATCGTCCCCAATGTCATCTTCCTTTATCCCAGACTTAACATATTTCATGCGCTGTTCATACTCATACTGACTCAACTCTTCCTCAAGACCACCAATACAAAGTGCAACGCCACCATTCATGCCATAATTGGCAAGCATAAGAGCACATACCTGGTCATCGAAATACCCTTTCGGAGCACCATACTTGATGTTCCCAGACTCAGTCTGCACATAGGTAAACGACTCCAACTCTTCACGTAAAGACTGATTATCAGGTATAAATATCTCACAGTTGTGAAAGGCTATAGACAGCCGCTTTACCAGTTCTCTCTTTGATTCAAGGGTAAATTTATAGCTAACAACATTCACACCTTCCTTCTCTAAATCTTCCTGGATAGCATCTCCGACTCCGGTGGTGTCCATAAACACCGGGGGGCGTCCATACATGTTGTATGCCCGGACAATTCTCCCCCGAATATATGACCAGGACGTCTTATTAAACCGTTCTGTATATACCAACTCCTTTGTAACGGTATCACATACATCAATAACGGTGAAATCTTGGTGTCGTCCAAGATCCACCCCCATAGTATAGATTCTACCCGGTATGTAGGTTGAGGAAATATGACGACGTGTGCAAGCATCAATATTTTTGAAAACAGTTCCACCATCTGACAGAAATATTGCCAGAATTTCCTGTTCATATTCAAGTTCTGATAAATCTTCGACAATTTCTCCCAATTCTTCCCGATCAAGAAACGGGTTATCATACGACGAAAACGTGAAACTTTCCCAATTTTTATTGTAAGATCCATGAGTTTTGACCCCTTTTTGATATAATTTGTAATACCAATTCTTCCCCCTGGGAGTCGTGCAAAACATCGCCCACCCAAGTTTGTCCATCAATGCCGGTCTAATGACCTTAAACCATGCATCCGGATGTATCATGGCGGCTTCATCAAGCACCACCCCATCAAGACCTTCTCCACGAAGGTTATCATATTTTTCAGCAGATTTTGCCCATATTGTTGCCCCATTTGTCAGTTCTATACACATTTTACCCAGGAAAACCTGTTTTATGTACTTCTTTGGGAGCAATTTCTGGACCATCCGCCACATGACATCAGTCTGGGCAAACGTAGGCGAAACCAACCAATATATCCCATCTGGGTTCTCAAGTGCCTTAATTATCACTTTTGCCGCTGCAAACCAGGTATTGTGTGTTGGAATTAATGACTTTCCAGCAAGAAACAAATGGCTTTTATTTTCAACCGATATACACCTAACAGGAACAGATTCTATAGGTATAACATCTACAACAAACCTACGGGAAACATCAGATTTAAAAAAGCCTTTATATCTAATAGATTTCGCATCTAAATAAAATGGATTAAATGTTGGTGTAAATGCAACCCTATAGCGCGTGCTTGTAACACGACCATATAATTTGGCATCGCTTTCAGAAATTGTAGACTTTTGACCAAGTGTAGAAAGCAACTCTCTAAAATCTTCAGCGAGTTGCTTATTACAAACACAAAATTCGCAATGCCCAGATTTTGAAATTGTCCCATCTGTATCCATCAGCCCACGCAAAAGATCTAATCGTTGCTCAATAGAAGAAGAAAAATAGCATCTTGGAATATGTTTATTATCAAAACACCCAAGTTCCTTCAATTCCATCGCAATAGACGACTTCTTCCATCCGTTATACTTCCCATTACATTTTTTCCCGTTGTAAACGCGATATCCAATATTACAAAATTGATGGGTTTCATACCCCCTGGAATTTATAATTTTAATTACCTGATTATCTGCTACAGTTATTTCTCCGCTAACAGCGCCACCATCTCCAAGCCACACCCCTAACAAATACGGGTCGAGCAATAATTCGACATCTTGATGTTGTAACGGGGACGCAACAGGAATTGAATGGTTGTATTCAACCTTTCCGTCTTTGCGTTTAACATACAGTGTTGCTTTTATCTGTTCTGTTGTCCTCTTTTCTGGCTTTTTACTTGTATTTGAATTTCTAACAATGTTCTTTCTATATGATCTGTCTTCAGTTATCCAATCGTGCTGCCCATCTGCTACAATCTCGCTCCCGTCACTAAAAACCACCCTATAACACGGTCTGTCGTAATATATCTCTGACACATAAGAAACCCGAACCGGTGTTCCGGTTTCATCAAAAATAAAATCCCCTTCTTTTAAATCCCCCATTGTTGTCCAAGTAAAATCACTCAATAACATCGGCGTTCTCAAATCTAACGCCTTCCCAAACCGACGCCCACAATTTAAACAAATAAACCGGGCTTTTGACTGATATACAGTCATTTGATTCTCATGGAGTCCAATTTTTAAATCTGCCACTCTTCTTACCTCAAACCCAACCTACGGTTCGAACTCGGAACCTTCCAAAGCCCCGCAAATGCCATCAACGGTCACAGAAATAACTTTTTTCTCATTCGGGAGTTTAAAGTCGCCAATCTTCAGTTTAGCTTTTGTTTCATCCACAACCGGAGAATTAAACAGAGACTCTGGGTTATTATCCAACTCTCTCTCGAGTTTTCGCACAATCTTCTCATCGGGATCCTTAGATTTCGCCTTCTTAGTGACGGTGACTTCTACTCTGGGTGGTGCTTCTTCCTTCTCGGTTTTTGGTGTCTCCTTAACCTTTGTGGTGTCTACCTTGAAACTCCGGTCAATCTTCAGTATCGTGTCAATATAGGTTATCATGTCACCAGGATTCTGTTTCAGGTCCAGTTTCCGTGCCAGGTTGAATAACAACTCAATTGCTTCTGCCTTGAGCCCATCCCTTCCCCGGAGATACAGGTTCACAAACCTCCGGCGCTGTGACTCTTCCAGCATCAGCAACACACACGGCGCAGCATTTGTATCAGACCGGTCACACACCGGGCACGCCATATAATAATTGCATTTGGGCGAACAATACGGGATTTTCGCGAGTTCCTCGTCCACCTTTGCATAAAAATCTATATCCATTATATCCCAGGTAACATTTCACACTGTAATATAAATTTATATGGCGTAATTACAAAATAACAAGAGCATGAGTAAAAGAACAAGCGAACTCCCAAAAGCAGCAGTCACCAGACTCGCACATGTAAAGTCGGGGTTCAGGGTCCAGCAATCAGCAGTTGAGAAAGCCAGCCTGCTTGCAGAAGAATACATAAAGTCCATATTCTCCGGAGCACTCCAGTTTACCGAACACCGAAAAGGAACGATGATTCTGGAGAAAGACGTGGAAGCATATCTCAAGTCGCTTGAGACCAAAAACTAAACTTTTTTATATTCCTGTTGCAAATTACTATATGCCGTGG